TATTAGGGTTTTAGACCTATTGCAAAAAGAAGAATTGAATAAAACAGACGTTTATTCAGATACCTTTCAAATTGTACAAGACATTGTAAGCCTTATTAGTACACACCCCTACTTCAAAGAAAAATTCTGTGAAATAACCAACAATACAGTAGAAGCTATTGCTGAAGAAGAACTTACAACCCTTAATGCTGCGGGCTGGTCAACAGTTTTGCAAATTAAGGTGCTGAATTGGGGGGGGTACTGTGGAATTCCTTTGGACTGGTCAACTGACATATTTTAATTTTTAATACAAATGGAAAATATCAAAAATATACTGAATGAAATTTCTTTAGAATTAACAGCTGAAATTAAGACTATAATTAAAGCTGGGGGACACATTAAGACTGGTTTAATGTACAATAGTATTGTTGTTGAATGTGCTTATAACCCCCTTGCAAATAAGTCTGGGTTTGTATTTGTCATTGATGCACCCTATTATTTTCAATATGTGAATGGAAATTTTGAATTAATAAAGCAGCTGGTAGACAGTGCTGTATATAAGGCAGCTAAAGCAAAATTCAAAGAAGAAATAAACAAAAGTGTAGATACAAGCCAAAAAGCTAAAAGCATTATTGACCAGCTGGGGGGCTTTATACAGGCAGCAATAAAAGAACAACTTTTAAAAAAGCTAATATAAATGAAAATAAGCGATGCAGCAGTATATATGACAGAAAGGTTAACGGCTGAATTAAAAGGCATTATAACAAGCGAAAACCATATAAAAACGGGCTTTATGCATAGAACATCTGAAGTAAAATTTCTTTCTTCAACCTATGACGGAAAAACCCGCTTCATTTTTAGTTTAAAAGTCCCTTCTTACTTTTCATTGGTTGAAAAAAGAAGAAACGAACAAGGAAAGCCTTACATGCTGCAAATGATAAAGCAAAGCAGCACCTTTCAAGAATGCTTAAAAGTGTTTTACGATGCAATTTTACAGGACTTTGGACAGCAAGTAATAGAACAATTAAAGAATAAAAAGGAATTCAAAAATTTATAACATGGCAATAACTTTAAAAAATAATATTAGATACAGAACTCCAGCTTTTAACCCGTTTTATTTGGTTTTAGACAGCACAAACAAGACTGAAACAGGCTTTTGTTATATAGTTGACTTGTATAACGCTGGTACAACGACACTTCAAAGGCGTTTAAGAGTGCAGCCAAACCCGTTAAATAGTAATTATGGTGTTATTGACCTTCAACAGTACTTTGCAGACCGTTTGAGCGGTGACCCAATGACTATAAATTTTTCTGTTGCTTGTGAAAACACTGCACAACAGCATAGAACTGACATTAAGTTAGGTGAAGAAATTCAATACAATTGGAGTTTTTACGATAACTTTTATAGTTCAATTGCTGGCTTTGAAAACAATGTAGGCTTTACAAGCAACACACAGCATTCTTATTCAGTTGGTGACTACATATACATTACGCAACAAAGCGGGGCAACCTATGACAATTATAACGGTGTAATGCAGGTTGTAAACATACCCAATAATTACGCTGTTATTGTAAACTATCAATTTTTGGGGTCAACACCTGTTGAAAGCGGGCAAACAAGATATAATGACTACAGAAAAACCGTTTCATCTGGTCTTACAAATTATTCCTCAATAATGGCTTTTGATGCAGCTTTTGAGGACTTTGACACAATAGTCTGGACTGCCTATACTGAAAACCCCCAAATTTTAAGCGTATTAAATGACTTTACGGGGTCAACAGCTTATACTGTTAGGTTGACAAACAACGGTTTTTTGAATGTAGCTTGCAAAAATAGCAGTGACATTAATAAAATATATGTGGGGAACGCTGGCAGCGAAGTTGAATTAAACAAAACTGCACCTTCTTCAGTAACTAACTTTATTTACCGTTTCCCATTTGCTCCAGAAAGCATAAATGAAAACTTAGGTTATGACTTTATTTCAGCTGGTACACCTTCATATTCAGTAAGAATTACAAGCAATTCAGGAACTACACTAAATAAGCATTACTTCTACATAAACGAAGCTTGCACCCCAGACGGGGCTGTAGAACTTCTTTTTGAAGACCTTTTGGGGTCTTATATCCCTTTCAACTTCAATTTTATAACAAGTGAAAATGTAAATATTGAAAGAAAAACTTATAAAAAAAGTATTGAATATGGCTTAAACAATGGAAACTACATGTATAACCCACAAAGCCAAACAAACAAAATTTATTCAATAAACAATAAAGAAACTATAAGTGTTCACACTGGTTACATTGATGAAACCTTAGTTTCAATTATTGAACAGCTGTTGCTTTCAAAAAATGTTTACTGGAATAAAGAAAATGCAGGTGTTTATTTACCTGTAACAATTACAGACAGCAGTTTTGCAAGAAAAACCAGCCTTAGAAACTCCCTTATTGACTACACAATAACTTTTGAATTAAGTAATAATAGACCGCTAAATATTTAAGAATGAATAACAACGTAAAACTATACATAAAAGAAAAGGGGTTTGTAGAACTTGCTGAAGAATTCCCAATAAGTCTAAATTTTAGTGTTGCAGACATTGCCGACATTACAAAGCGTTCTGGGTCTTTTTCAAAAACTATTTCAGTCCCTTCAACCCCAGCAAATGACTTACTTTTCGGGCAACTGTATAACATTTGCACAAGTGATAATGAATTTGACTTGAATAAAAAATATGAATGTATATTATTTCAAAATGAAGTTCCTGTTTTTGAAGGCTATATTATACTTCAAAACATAGTCAAAAACCCCAACAGCAATTTCTTCAATGAAAATTACGATGCAGTATATAACATAACACTGTATTCAAAAACAGTTGACTTTTTTACGATAATTGACGGAAAATATTTAGATGAAATTGACTTTCATATAAACACACACCAAATAACAGATACAGACATACTTGCAACGTCTGCACACACTTATTTAGATGTTTACAAATACTTCAATTTTTTTAATGGGGGTGCAACCTATGAACCTGCTGACTTTTGGCATGCAATTTACGCTAAACAGTATGCAGACCGTATTATAAGTGATGCTGGGTACAACTATAACCCAGCTGAAAGTACATTTTTAAATGAAGAACCATTTACAAAGCTTGTTATTCCTTACAGCGGCACACTGAATGTAAAAGACAAAACATTGTGGGAAAATGAAAAGTTTTATGGTCAACAAACAGCCACAACAGCACACAATTTTACATGGTTAAACCAAATTAAAAGCGGTGCATTTCAGTTTGATAATTACTACACACCATATTTCAAAAACAGTTACAGTGAACCAGTTGGGGTTGTTTATACTGCTTCAATGGGGGGTGTGCAAAACATTGTATTTGAAGCTTCAGGACAAATTAACTACAGCGCAAATACTGACTGTTGGTATGGTGACTACTTTGGACATACACCCAGCAATATAACAGGACATACAAGAGTAAGACAAATTCCCATTAAAATATTAGTAAAGAAAAATGGGGCTGTTGTTGCTCAAAAAAACGTCTATTCAAATACACTTCTTTTACCAGTAAAAGACAGTCCAGACCTTACAACCCCAGACATGACAGCTGGTACACAATATACAGCAAGTTGGACTGTTAGCGGCACACTTGACAATTTGAATTTATATAATGGGGACACATTGCAATTAGAATATATTTTTGATGCTTTCGGCAACTGGTCAAACTTTGGGTTTTATTCAAATTCTGGTCAAACAGGTTATCAAAATGTAATTTCATTCAATATTACAGACAGCATTTACCCCGCTGGCACATTTACAATAAATAATGCAAGCTGGTATAATAACCCCATTGGTACAACAACCAGACAAAATTACGATGTAGTAGACATAAATAACTACATTCCTAAAAATGTAAAACAGAAAGACTTTTTAGCCACAATTTTAAAGACTTTCAATTTATATATTGATGTAGATAACACTGACTACAACAGGCTTTTAATAAAGCATAGAGATGAATTTTATAACACCCAAATTTATAAAGACTGGTCAAATAAAATAGATAGAAGCAAAGAAATTACAGTAAAATATTTACCAGACCTTCAAAAGAAAGAAGTTACATTAACTTATAAAGACGGGGGGTCTGACTGGGACAAAGCGTACAAAGACTTTTATAATGAAACATACGGGCAACAGAAAATAGTTTATGAAACTGAAACTGTAATTGGTGAAGAAAAGAAAGAAAACAGTTTGTTTTATTCTGCACCATTGGTTTACAATGGAAACTTAGTTGTAAGTGGCATTCAGTCAAAAGAACCCAAAAACCTTTATTTACTTTACGATGGGGGGCAACAGCAAGGCAGCTGGAGTTTTAAATTTGGTAACACAACACATAATTTAACTGGTTATTCTTACTGTGGACACTGGGACAACCCCACACAACCAGCGTTTGACTTGAATTATGGGGAAAATAAAGCCTATTTTATTGACCTGAATTACTATACAGAAAACAACCTGTACAACCTATATTTTGCAAATACATTCAGACAAATAGCAGAACAAAAAATGATAACTGCATATTTTGTATTGAATGAAAATGATATTGCAACACTGAAATTTTCAGACAAAATAATAATTGACAATAATTCTTACGTTCTAAACAGTATAAGTGACTACAACCCATTCAGCAAAGCACCTGTAAAAGTTGAATTGGTGCAATTTGATGACATTTACACAAAGCCAAAAGGAAGAAAAAAACCAATAAAAATTTCTGGTCACACTTTTCAAAATATTAGTTCACTTGTAAAGCCACAAATACAGGCTAATTTATTGAACAATACAATAAGTGCAGGTGCTTCAATTATTGATGTAAAGGGCAATGCAAACAGAATTGATGCAAGTGAAAATGTTTATGTAATAGGGAACAAAAATACTATTGAGGGGGGAACAAAAGATGTTTACTTATTCAATACAAGCAACCAGACAATTACAAGTGATTTACAAAATGTAATGCTTTTTGGTGTTTCAGATGAAAGCTACAGTGCTACTTCAAATTCATTTGTTGTAAATGCTGAAACAATTGCTTTAAGCGGTAATGTGACAATAAACAATTCAACAATTGCAGAAATTATAAGCAGTGCAACAACTTCAACAAGTTTGCAAAATGGTTTAAACACATTCACAGGCGGTACTTCTACAGCCCCCAGCATAAATATAAGTGCAGCAACTTTAAATAGTTTGAATGTAAGCGGGTCTTCAGCTTTGGGGGCTGTTTCAGCAACTTCAATTTTTTCAGGTGCTACAAATTTAAATTTAATTTTTGCTTCTACAACCCACACCCATACTTTAGCAAATATAACAGCAACTGCACATACACACAGTATAAGTGAAATTGCAGCAGCTGGGAATAGTACGAATGTACAGTACAACAACGGGGGCAATTTTGCAGGAAGTGACAATTTTATATTTGAAGAAACACCAATTTTAACTAATGTTTCATTGTCAGTAAAAACTGATGGTGACAGTAAAGCAGCACTAACATATTTACTTGACAATACAACCCCAGTTACACAGTTAAGAGCTACTGGCAATGCTGACTTTGAATTAGGCTTTGGTAGTAGTTTAGACACGCTTATTCATTGCAATAATAGTACAAACCTTATTGGTATAAAGACTTCTACACCAACACACCTTTTAACTGTAAATGGGTCTTTGTCAGCTGTTACAGCGTATGCAACAAATATTTATTCAGGTGCTTCAAACTTAAATACTGTTTTTTCTTCAACTGGTCATAGTCACAGCTTAAACCAAATTACAGCAACTGGACATACTCACAACAGTTATATTACATTACCCGTTGTAGCTTCAATTGCAACAACTTTTACCCCTTCAGACTTAGCTGTCTATTACATTGGGGGCGGTGGTATGCCTTCAACGACGGCAAGAAGTAGACGTATTTATATTTTTAACGCTGGTATAATAAAGGCTGCTACAGTATGGGGTTATTGCCCTGCAACTGCTGGCAGCGGTGAAAATATTAGCATGTATATAAGGCTTAATAATTCTTCTGACACACTTATACAGACTGAAGGTGTAGCAGCAAACGCCCGTAATTGGGAAAATACAGGCTTATCAATTGCAGTTGCATCTGGGGACTATATAGAAATTAAAATGATTTGCAGCTCTTTTGCTACCAATCCCATTTTTGATACTTTAAATGGTTATGTACTATTAGAAATTAATCAGTAAAAACAATACTTGAAATTTAATATTTATAAATAAAATATAATGGCAGACCAATTAATATTAGACTTAGTTATAAATGGTGAAGGTGCAAATACTTCAATTTCCGAAATGAAAAAACAAATTAAGGAATTGAAAAGCGCTATGCTGAATTTAGACCCCAACAGTGAAGAATTTGCAAAAGCTGCTGAAAAAGCAGGTGAATTAGCAGACAATATAGACGATGCAGGCGAAGCAATGAATTCTATGAAAGGCCAAGGGACTTTAGAAGGCGTGAATTCTTCTTTGGGTCGCATGGATGAAAAGATGCAAAATTTAGACTTTGACGGGCTTGCAAAAGATATTTCTTTAATGGCTACTTCAATAAGTAACATAAAACTAAGCGACTTTACAAAAGGACTTCAAAGTATAGGTTCAGCTTTGGGCAAACTGGGAGCTGCAATACTAACAAACCCCATTTTTCTTTTAGCTGCTACTATTGCTGCTGTTGCAGGTGCAACTTATTTGCTTATTAAAGCGGTAAATGAAGAAACAGATGCAGAAAGAAGAAATAGATTAGCCCGTGAAGCTGTCAATGATGCAATGAATGAAGGTAAAGCTTCAGCAGCTGAAAGCGAAATAAGATTAAATGCTTTGTTAGCTGTTGTAAATGACCACACAAAAGCAGAAAATGAAAGACAGGCTGCATTAGATTCAATGAATGGGATAATGGGTACAACTTTAACCCTTACTGATGACCTTACAGTAGCAACACAAGCGTATATTGATAAGCTTATTACACAGGCGCAAACAGATGCTATTGTAAAGCGAATGGCAGAAATTAAAAACCAGCTTGCAGACGTAAAAAAGCTAAATGAAGATGCACAAGTAAGCACACTTGACAAAGTTGCTTTGGGTGTCAATGACTTATTAGGTTTAAGGGCGTGGGGTTCTACTGAAGAAAGAAAAGAAAATGCAAGGGTTGCAACTTCTGTTGAAGACCTAAATGCACAGTATACAGCATTAGAAATTCAATTGAAAAGTTTAACCCCAACAACTGCGGCAAATACTGATGAAACAAAAAAAGCTGCTGAAGAAACAAGAAAAGCTGAAAAAGCTATTGCAGATGCAGAAAGAGCCGCTGAAAAATTACGTTTGGAACTTGAAAGACTTACAAATGAAGGCCGAAACTGGTACGATAAATTACTCTATGACAATAGCAGCCCCATTGATAAAATTAATACTGACTTCAATAAAATGTGGGATGCAGCCGATTTATATTATTCAAAAAACATTATTTCATTTGAAGAATATAACAACGCTTATAAACTAATAAACGAAAATTTTCACAAGAAAATTGAAGAAGAAAATAATAAACACCTTGCACATACAGAAGCTACTGAAGAAGAAAGACTGAAAGAAAACTTAGATGCTGCACAAAATTATTTTGATGAATTATTGAAAAATGAAAACAATGATGAAAACAGCATTAAAGCAATACTTGCAAGAAAGCAACAAGCTTTTTATGACTACTACAACGGGCTTTTAGATTTAGAGACAAAGAAAGCAGATGAAGACGGAATACGAACAGAAACAGAATTAGCAAGAATAGATGCTTTAATAGCAAAAAGAAATGAATATACAGCTGTAGCTGTTGAAGGTGACAAACAAACAACAGAAAGCAGCGAAGCAGCAAGAATACAGCGCTTAAATGATAATATTTCAACACTTGAAAACTACAGGGCTGTTAATGACACAATGGGAAATATTAGCAGTTCATTTTTTGAATTTTTGGGAAACCTTTCTGAAGGGAATGCAAAGAGACAAAAGAAAATTGCTAAAGTGGCTTTTGGGGTGAATAAAGCAACCAGCGCTGTAGAAACTGCTATTAGCACTTCACAAGCCATAATGAAAATTGCAGCTGACACACCAACACCTTTTTCAATTCCATTGCAAATACTTACAGGTATACAGGGAGCGGCACAAATTGCAGCAATTCTTTCAAAAAAGTTTCCTGAAAATGGTGACAGTGGCAGCGTTTCAAATAGTTCAATTAATGCAGCTGCAACAACAGCCACACCCAGCAACCAGACTTTGTTTAGCAGTGGGGGCGGCACACCTTCTAACATTACACCATTTGCAAACCAGCAAATGACACAGAAAGTTTATGTATTAGAAAGTGACATTACAAGCACACAGGCAAATGTTCAGAAAGTGCAGGTGCAGAGCGTGTTTTAAACATTTTTATTGAACAAAAAACAAACAATAATATTTATTCAAAAAAGAAATACATGAAAGAAAAAGAAGAAGACTTAAAGACAGTTGAATTTATTTTGAAAGATGAAACTGAAAAAGAAATTGGGTCAATAGACATAATTAGCATTGTGCAGAACCCCGCAACTGAAGTTAATTTTCAGATGTTTTCAAAAGGCCAAAAAACAGAATGTAAGTTCAGTGAAGAAGGTAGCGAAAAACAGGAAATTACAGGGTTAATAATGAGAGCAAACAAGAAAATTCTAAGGCAGGACAAAAACGAAAATTTCTATTACTGCATATTTTCCCCTTCAACAGTTAGACAGTCTGCACAATTGTATTTTAAGCATAAAAACAATACAAAAACAAATTTGGAGCACTCAAATTATGAAATATCAAATAAAATTTATTTGTTTGAAAGCTGGGTTGTTAGAGACCCAAAAGATAGTGAGGCAAATGCATTAGGATTTAAAGATATTCAAAAAGATGATTGGTGGGGAACTTTCAAAGTTGAAGACAAAGCTTTATGGGACTTTCTGAAGCAGCATTACAAAAACGGGGGTTTTTCATTAGAAGGTATATTTTCAATAAATGAAGACCTATTTGAACAAAATGAAATGTCAGATGAACACTTGTACAGCATTGTAAAAGAAATAATTAGTGATGAAACAACCCCAGATGAAATAAAGCATACCCAAATTAAGGGTCTGTTATTTAGCTAATACACAGTACATTGAACGCTTTTCACATATAAATATTTATTAGTAAATAAAATAATTATGGATTACAAAAAGACATTAGACAAAATTAAAGGCTTGTTTTCGACTGAAAAGAACGCTTTTAAGGACATTGCAGGGGAAAACGGTATGGTTTATCGTTTGTCTGAAGATGGCGTTGCTGTAGGGGCTGAAATAAAAATTATCATGAATGAAGGAGCTTTAACGCTTATTCCTTCTGGAGTAATTCCAATAGAAGGTGTTGACTGTGTAGTTAACAATGGTTTTATTGAAGAAGTAAGAACAGAACAAACTGTAATTAATCCTGAAACTGGTGAAACTGCACCAAAAGTTGAAGACTTAGCACAAGTTGAAGACAAAGAAGAAGCTGCACCAGAACAAGCTCCAGAACAGGAACAAAAACCAGCAGAACCAGCAGAACCAACTGCACCAAATGTAAATGAAAAGATAACTGCAATTGAAGACAGGCTTTCAAAACTTGAAGAAATGATTTCTAACCTTGTTCAAAAATTGGAGCAAAATATGTCAGCTGTTGAAGACAAACAAAAACAACTTGAAAAAGAAGTTGAAGAATTTGGAAAAACCCCAATGACAGAACCAATTTCAAAAACAAACAGATTTAAATTTCAAAAAGAACAACCTAAAAATGAATGGGTTGAAAAAATAAGAAAACAAATTAATAAACAATAATAAAAAAAATTACTATGGCAAATTTTGATGTATCGAGTTTAACAAACTACGCAAAAGAAATTGGGTTTGATTTATTTTCCGCAGCAATCGGAAATGCACAAACCTTCAAAGATGGGAATGTAAGAATAATTAAGGGCGCTGGTAGCACTTTTAAAATTCCTGTTATCAGTCACACTTTAAAATTGCAAACAGGCGGTTGTAATTTAAGTGGCACTTCAACTACTTCTTTGTCACAAGCTACTTACAACTTAGTAAAGTTGAATGTAAAAGAAAGCATTTGTGACACTGATTTAAAAGATAAATTTTTAGATGAATATTTACCTCTTAGTCAAAATTCAAAAGATGTTATTCCTTTTGAAGAAGACTTTTTAGCAACTTTTACAGCTTCTTTGTCAAAGTCAATTGACATTGCTTACTGGAATGGTGACACTGACACAGGTTTACAGGGAATATTTAATTTACTTACTGGTACTTCAATGTCAGCATCTGTTGTAACTGTTTCAACTTCAGCTGCAACAACTTCAGCAAATATTGTAGATTTAGTTGAAACAGCTGGTGTTGCAATTCCTGCTGATGTAGCAAGCGAAGAAAAAATATTGTGGTGTTCTTACAACAACTACGGCAAATATTTAATTGGTTCTTCTAAAGCATATCAAACAACTTATACAAAAGAAGACTATCAAAATGGAAATGGCGTTCCTGTTTGGAATATTCCAAATTTGGTTATAAAACCAACTATCGGAATTCAAGACGACAAACGTATGTTAATCGTTTCTAAAAATAATATTGGTGTTGGAACTGGTGATGAAAGAGATATGGGTAATGTAAATGTAATTTATGACCAAGTTGCACACTACAACCACATTGAAGCTAACTGGAAAATGGGCGCTGGTATTGCTGCACCTTCACAGGCAGTATTTATTAAAGTTACAGCCTAACCAATAACGAATTAAACAAGGGGGCTTAAAACCCCCTTATATTTATTAATCAATAAAAAATAAAACATTATGAGTTGTTCAATATTAAATACAGGCTATGCAATACCTTGTGCAGAACTTTCTAACAGGGTTGCAGGTACATTTGACATATATATAGCAACCTATTCAGCTTCTACAGTTTTTACTGTAGATGGAACAGGAGTTATTACAGGTGCAACAGGGTACAACCAATTTTACAAATTTGAGTGTAACCCCGAAACAATAGAACCAACTGAAGAAAGAGAATTCAATAAAACAAACTTAACTGGTAAATGGTCACAGAGCGTAAACGGTATTATCTATGACATTGACCAGACGGGACGTAATTTATTTGCATTGCTGACAATGAACAGGAATTTTGTTATAAGCAAAGCAAATGACGGGAATTTTTATCTATTCTTCAAAGAAAAAGGTGCATGGGCAAATACTGGTAGCATTAAGCACGGTAAAGCAATGACAGACCCCAAACAAATAGAATTTACATTTTCTGAAGACTGTACAGCACCAGCTGTAGAAGTTTCAGCTGCATTTATTACTACATTAGGTTTATAATTTATATTTTAAACATTTTTCGTTTTTTCATATAATTAATTTTAGTGTGAGGGGGTGCAATTTAGCACCCCTTCTTCATTTGAACAATTTCAATAAATAAATATTTATAAGAAAAAAGTATGCTTCAATTAAACAAGAATACAGAAAACTCTATTGTTTTCACAGCAAACGAAATGACTAATTCAACCTGTTTTGTTTTTGAATTGGTTAACCAAAGCAGCAACCAGCCTTATTATTTCACAGCCCCCAATTTGTCTTTATCAAATAGATACAATGAATTTTCAGTTGTTGAAACTGGCAGCACATACCAGAATTTGACAGCTGGTACAATTAGCTTGCAGGTAGGAATGTACAATTATTCAATTTATTCTTCAGATGTTCAACAGATAGTACTAACTGGAAGTGTTGTTGAAATGGGAATTTTAGAAGTTGTTGGTGAAACAGCTAATACTTATTCACAGGGCTTTTTGAATACAAGCGGAAATACAAAATACTTTTTGGGTCAAATATAAATTATTGAACAATTCAAGTAGATAAATATTTATAAATAAAAGAAATTATGCAAGAAAACAATAGAAAACAAACATTTTCAGTACCTGTAGGAAAACCAAAAACTGAAGAAGTAAACTTTGAAAAATTTGCAGGTGCAGACAGCTTTATAACTGGGAATAACATATTTAAACCTTCTTACGAAGAAAGAATTAATAACAGATGGAACATTGTAAACTGGGGTACTGATAACCTTTTTCCCCAACACTTAGTAAATATTCTTAGTTGTGTTCCTGAACATTCAGCAGCTGCAAAACGTTATACAGACTTAATTTCTGGACAAGGTTTTAATATTCCCAGCCAAATAAGTAGCAATTACAAAGCGTTTATTTCAAATGAATTTGGTGAAGAAACACTTATTGAAGTTGCATACAAATTAGCCTATGACTTAAATGTATTTGGCTGCTATGCAATTGAAATTACCTATGCAAAAAATGGGAAAAACATAGCAATTTTAAAACATATTCCAGTACAAAATTTAAGAAAAGCAGTTGTAAAAGACGGTGAAGTAGAAGGCTATTATTATTCTGAAAACTGGTCTAAGCCTACAAAACACACCCCCATATTTGTCCCAGAATTCAACACTAAACTAAGCACAAAAGAATTTCCAACACAAATATATTTTAACAAACAATATTTCCCTAACACTGATGTTTACAGCATTCCCAGCTATTACAGTGTTATTAATTGGTTGTTACTTGAATATAACATAGGGCTGTTTCATATAAGCAATATTAAAGCAGGCTTTAAGCCTTCAATTATATTCAGCTTTGCACAAGAACCAGAAAAAGAAGTACAGGAAAAAATTTATGCAGCACTGAAAGAAAAATATGAAGGTGCTGAAAATGCGGGGCAAATTATTTTATTATTCAGTCCCAATGCTGAAGGCAAACCAGAAATAAAAGAAATACAGCCTAATAACAATGACAAACAGTATTTGGAAATGATACAGCTTGTAACCCAAAAAATATTAAGCGGTTGGAGAATTCCCAGCCCCGACATTTTGGGAATTCCCAGCGCCAAAGGTTTTTCAAATGGGAATGAACTTTTAATAAATGAATACAGGTTGCAAACTACAGTTATAAACCAGCTTCAAAGTTTCATTGAAAAAGACTTGAATTACTTAGCTTCTTTCAATGGAATTTATGACCCCATTATTTTCAATAAATACATTGATGAAGAACGCTTTGCAACACTTTCAAAGCTGTATACTTCAAACAATACAGCACAACCTTCAGCAGCTGCAACCACAGCAGACACTGAAGACCAGAACAAGAAAAACAATTTAATATAATTAGCTATGTACACAGACTTTTACGGAATAATTGATGTCAATTATATAAAGCTAAACAGCCCAATAGCTGCTACTTTACAAGATGAATTTATTGACCCATATATTGTTATGGCACAGGAAAAACACTTGTTACCAATTTTGGGAACGACTTTATATAATGACATTCAAAGCCAAATTTCAGACTATATTAATTCAGGAACTTCAATAAGTGATACTTACATTTTGCTTATAAACAACTATTTAAAAAATACACTGCTTCACTGGTCACTTTATGAATTGTTACCTTTCTGCAACTACAAAATTACAAACATTGCTATAGCAAAGAAAAGCAGCGAGTTTTCACAGCCTTCAGACCTAAGCGAAATGAACTATTTGCGAAATTCTATTAAAAGCACTGCACAATTTTACAGCGAAAGGTTAGAAGAACACTTGAAAATGAATTATACATTGTACCCCAAATTCTATGAATACACACAGAATACAGATACAACCACACCCCAGAAAACAAATACTTTTTGCGGAATTTATTTAGGGAAAAACATTTAATACTATGAAATACTACTTTACTAATTTACTTTCCTTTATTGTCTCACTGAAAACAAACGTTTTTGCACAATTTGCTATAATACTAATGGCTATAATTTCACAATACAAACTGGTTATTGTATTTCTATTATTATTAATAATAACGGACTTAATTTTAGGTATTTGGGCAAGCTATAAAAAGAAAATTAGGGAACAAAAATTGAAACTGAAATTCTGGGAAAAATTCGTTTTTTTCTATCAAAATATTGACTGGGACAAAGTATTTAAGATATTTGAAAAAGCATTTTTATATATGGGGTTAACTTTAATATTTGGTCTTATTGAATATTTCTTTTGTAATATTATAATTGAGGGTTACACTATTACAAAAATTGCAATGCTTGTTATGTGTGGTTATGAGGTTATGTCAATAATGAAAAACATGGCTGTTATTAGTCAAAGTTCTGTTTTCAATAAACTAAAACAAATTTTTAAAAAGAAACTGGGGGCGGAAATTGAAAAGATTTAAGCAAATAAGGCCAAAATAAGCCCCTACAGCAACCTTTCTTTAACCAGTTGAAGAAACTACTATTTCAAAGCAAAAGCCCCCAGCAAAGGGGGCTTTTCTACTTTATCCTGATAACTTGTTTATAATTGGGTCTTATTTTTTTTGTAAAATGCAACCGATTAAATTTTCTTCTACTCGGTAAATTGAACCGTCCATTAATTCAATTTCTGCACCTACTACTTTCATTGACTTTATTGTTGAATTGTACCATGCACAGTCCCAGTAATTTTGACCATAATTTGAGGCGTTTTTATTAATTGGGCCTGTTACCTGTCCATTGAATTCACTATTACTTCTTATTGAACATTGAACTATGTCACCAACACCATTAAAAGGAACTACAACAAATGTAGCATATTTTATTGGTGTACTATTTTTATTTACAAAATTCAAGTAATAAGAAACACCTCCTGCTGAATTGGCTTGTCTATGCACATATCTTTTTAGCAATTTTGTACCCCTCGTAAATTGAGCAGAATG